ACATCGTCACTGCGGGCTATCCGTGCCAGCCGTTCTCCGTCGCGGGCAAGCGCCGGGGTGCCGACGACCCGCGCCACCTCTGGCCGCATGTCGCCCGCATCATCGGCGAGGTCGAGCCGCCCTTCGTCTTCCTCGAGAACGTCGCCCATCATCTCCGCCTGGGCTTCCCCGAAGTCGCAAGCGGACTGGTCGGCATGGGCTACCGCCTTGCGGCAGGCCTCTTCACGGCGGCGGAAGTCGGTGCGCCCCATCGGCGCGAGCGGCTCTTCATCCTCGCCATCCGCGAGGGCGACGAGCTGGCCGACCCCACGCGCCTGCTCTGGCACCCGGTCGAGTGGCGGGAACCGGACCGAGATGCTGCGGCTGTGGCCGACGCCCCGCGCCAGCGCCAACGAGAACCGGCAGACCAAACCGACGCCATCGCAGGAAGCAGGCCAGCACGGGATGAACCTCGCGACGACGGCCGCGCTCTGGCCCACGCCGATGGCGAACGATGGGTGCAAGCCGAGTGCGGGCAACCGCCGCTCGGCCGACCTGACCCATTCGGCGGGAATGTGGATGACGCCGACGGCCCGCGATCACAAGGATGGGGCGACGACACTGGCGAACACGCCGGTGAACGGCCTGCTTGGCCGCCAGGTCCTGGTGACGCCGATGGCTGGGCGCGCTACCTGCGGTTCGCGCCGGACCTTGAACCCGCTGTTCGTCGAGGCGCTAATGGGCTGGCCCACCGGGTGGACCGGCTTCGCCTCTGCGGCAACGGCGTGGTCCCCCTGGTTGCGGCGCATGCGCTGCGAACTCTCGCGGCTCAGCTGCTGGCCGATGGATGAGGCAGCAGCATGAAGCAGTCCCGCCTCATGTCGCTGGTCGAATCCGTCGCCAACGTGATCGTCGGATACGGCGTTGCAGTCGTCACGCAGATCCTGATCTTCCCGGTCTTCGGCCTGCACACGACGCTGGCGCAGAACCTGAAGATGGGCGCGGTGTTCACAGTTGTCAGCATCGCGCGGTCCTACATACTGCGGCGGCTGTTCGAGCGGCTGCGGCGGGTCTGATGCCACCGCTGGCGGATCGGCAATCCAGTTGGTAGCCTTGGCCCATGTCCGAAGGCTGGCAACATATCGAGATCAACGATCACGGGACCATCGTCGTCCTGCGTCCGATTTCGGACGAGGGACGGGACTGGTTTGCGGAGCATGTCGGCGAGCCGGAACCGGGTGGCATCTACACCTGCGAGCCGCGCATGGCGCAGGGCATCCTGCAAGCCGCCGCGCGCGATCTGCTGTCGTGGCAATGAGAAACCGCCGCCCGGTCAGGGCGGCGGCGTAGCAATTTTCTCGCGGCGTCAGGCGGCGGGAAGCCGGTAGACCCGCCCGCGCCCCTCGACCTTCTCCGAGGTCACCTCGAGCCCGAGCTTCTTCTTTAGGGCCCCGGCCATCGCGCCGCGCACCGTGTGCGACTGCCAGCCTGTGGCTGCGGTGATCTCCTCGATGGTCGCGCCGTCCGGCGCGCGCAGCATGGCGATCAGCGTGGCCTGCTTGGTGCCCTCGCGCGGTGTGCGCGCCTTGGGCGCGGCTTGGGGTTCGGAGGCGGCATCCGGCTCGGGCGCGTCGCTCGGCGCGTCGTTGGCGCCCGTGGGCTCGGTGTTCGCGCCCTCGGGCTCGATGCCGATTGCGGCGAGGCCTGCGTCGGTGGCGACCAGCGTGGTGCCGTGGCCGTCACCGGTTTCGCGCCACATGGGTTCGCCCTTGCGCAGGTCGGCGTCGACCTCCTGCAGGAGGCCCTTGGCGATCATTGCGCCGACCACCTTGGCGGCGGCACCGCCACGCAGGCTCTCGGGCAGCGGCAAGGCGATGTGCTCGGGCCGCTGGGCGGCGGCGCTCAGGATCAGGGCTTGGGTGTCGGAAAGCTTGGTCATTGTCGTCTCCCGTATCGGGGCGCGCGGGATGCGGGCCCTTCTACGAGGTCGAGCCCGCCAGTCGGCGGGCGGGACCGGAAGCGGGTCGTGTCACTCGGCGTGTTCGCCCTCCTTGAAGGCGCTGTCGGTGATCTCGCGCAACTTGGCGCGGTAGTGGTTGAGGGTGCCGACATGGCCCCAGTTGATCTCGTCGGGGTGGGTCTCGAAATGGTCCGCGCTGAGGGTGGCGAGGCGTGCCAGCATCGCGTCGATCTCGATCTTCGCGGCGACGAAGGCGTCGAGGGCTTTCTCGTTGGTGGTGGCGCGGCGGGTCATTCTGGTGGCTCCTTGGTGAGTTGCATCGCTTCTTTGAAGTGACGTTCGCTCCGCTGGCGAGGCTTATCAACTTGATAAGCACATGAATCTGAAGAATAATCGGAGCCGTCGATGCAGGGCATGAGCGAGCGCCAATACGCCGCGCATGTCGGGCTGTCGCGCGGCGCGATCCAGAAGGCGAAGACGGCCGAGCGGCTGGTTCTCTATCCCGACGGCAGCATCAACGCGGCCGCCAGCGATGCGCGGCGGGAGCAAACGACTGACCCTTCGAAGACCCGCAAGCCGCCAGAACCGAAACTGAAGCCCGTCCCCGAGGCGGCGGTGGCCGCCGTCGGCGACACGCTGCGCGAACAGGGGCTGGCGGTCCCGGCGGTCGGCGGTGGCACCACCTTTCTGCAGGCGAAAACCGCCAACGAAGTGCTGAAAGCGCAGGAGCGACGCATCCGGCTCCAGAAGCTGAAGGGGGAGTTGATCGAGCGGGCCCGCTCGCTGGCGCTGGTGTTCCGGCTGGCGCGCGAGGTGCGGGACGCGTGGGTGAACTGGCCTGCGCGCGCGGCGGCGCTGATGGCGGCCGATCTGGGCGTCGAGCCAGCCGCGATGCAGAAGGTCCTGGAGAAACATGTTCGCGCCCACCTCGACGAACTCGCCGAGGTCCGGCCCGACTTCCGGTGACGATCAGGGCCTGACCGATTTTGACGGCGCGGGCGAGATCCTGCGCGCCTGGGGCAACGGGCTGCGGCCTGACCCGGACCTGACCATTTCAGAATGGGCGGACCGGCATCGGATGCTCTCGGGGCGTGCCTCGGCCGAGCCGGGGAGGTACCGCACGGGGCGCACGCCTTACATGCGCGAGATCATGGACCGGCTGAGCCCCGGCGATCCCACCCAGCGGATCGTGTTCATGAAGGCGGCACAGGTCGGCGCGACCGAGGCCGGGAACAACTGGATCGGCTTTGCCATCCACCAGGCGCCGGGGCCGATGCTCGCGGTCCAGCCGACGGTGGAACTGGCCAAGCGAAATTCGCGCCAGCGGATCGATCCGCTGATCGACGAGAGCCCCGATCTGCGCGAGCGGGTCAAACCGGCCCGGTCGCGTGACGCGGGCAACACCATGCTGTCCAAGGAATTCGCGGGCGGCATCCTGATCATGACAGGCGCCAACTCGGCCGTGGGGCTGCGGTCCACTCCGGCGCGCTACATCTTCCTCGACGAGGTCGATGCGTATCCGGCCTCGGCCGACGAGGAAGGCGATCCGGTCACGCTGGCCGAGGCGCGGTCGCTGACCTTCGCCCATCGGCGCAAGGTCTTTCTTGTCTCGACGCCGACCATCCGGGGTCTGAGCCGGATCGAGCGGGAATACAAGGCGAGCGATCAGCGGCGGTTCTTCGTGCCGTGCCCGCATTGCGGTGCGATGCAGTGGCTGAAGTTCGATCGGCTGCGCTGGCAGAAGGGCCGCCCGGAGACTGCGGAATATCACTGTGAGCGCTGCGACGCGGCAATCGCGGAACACCACAAGACCGCGATGCTGGAAGGCGGGGAATGGCGGGCGACCGCCACGGCCGCCGATCCGACCACGGTCGGGTATCACCTCTCGGCGCTCTACTCGCCGATCGGCTGGCTGAGCTGGGAGCGGATCGTGCGGGCATGGGACGCGGCTCAGGGGTCGGACGAGGCGATCAAGGCGTTCCGCAACACCATCCTTGGCGAGACATGGGTCGAGACCGGGGAAGCGCCGGACTGGCAGCGGCTCTACGACCGCCGCGAGGCGTGGAAACCGGGTACTGTCCCCGCGGGCGGGTTGTTCCTGACAGCCGGGGCCGACGTGCAGAAGGACCGGATCGAGGTCGATGTCTGGGCCTGGGGTCGCGGGCTGGAAAGCTGGCTCGTCGACCACGTCGTCATCGAGGGGGGGCCCGACCGGCATGACGCCTGGTCGGAACTGACGGCGCTGCTGGATCGAAGCTGGCCGCACGAACGCGGCGCGCATCTCAGGATCGCGCGGCTGGCCATCGACACCGGCTACGAGGCCCCGGCGGTCTATGCATGGTCGCGCAACGCAGGGTTCGCGCAGGTGTCGCCGGTGAAAGGCGTCGAAGGGTTCAACCGCTCGAGCCCGGTGTCGGGGCCGACCTTCGTGGACGCGACCGAGGGCGGGAAAAGGCTGCGACGGGGCGCACGGCTCTGGACCGTGGCGGTGTCGACCTTCAAGGCCGAGACATATCGCTTCCTGCGACTGGAGCGACCTACGACCGAGGAACGCGCCGCGGGCGCGACCTTCCCGCCCGGCACGATCCACCTGCCGACATGGGTCGAAAGCGAGTGGCTGAAGCAGGTCGTGGCCGAACAGCTGGTGACGGTGCGCACGAAGCGCGGCTTTGCCCGGCTGGAATGGCAGAAGCTGCGCGAGCGCAACGAGGCGCTGGACTGCCGGGTCTACGCCCGCGCTGCTGCCTGGATTGCGGGAGTCGACCGCTGGCCGGAGGCCCGGTGGCAGGATCTGGAACGGCAGTTCCCAGACCGGGACGCAATTCGGGCCGAGAGCGGACCAACGCCCGCGCGTAGTCCAGGGACTCCACAGGGGACTCGGCGCCGGACGGTGCGCTCGACCTATATGGGCTGACCTTCGGAACTACTGCTGTCGCAGCGCGCGGCTGCGGGCGAAGGCCTCGAGGGAAACCTTGCGCCGGGTGGCAAGATCGCGGACGCGCGCCGCGATCTCTTGTTCGCCAAAGTCCACCGGGTTGAAGGGGCCGCCATACCAGCGGACCATGTCCTTGTGCTGCGGATGGCGACGGTTCGCGATGGCCTCGACGAACTCCATGAAGCCGGGTGGGCCACCCACATCCTCGGGCGGCGCTGTGCGCTCGCCCGCGATAAACAGCGGATAATCTGTGCCGGGATCAGCCGCGCCGACGTGTTCGACAAGGACGCGGTGCTGCCAGGCGTCACCGAAGTCGTAGGTGTAGAGGAACTCGGTGACACCGCGATCGTTCAGCGTGCCGAGGCGCATGCCCTTGGCCTGATAGATCTTGCGGCCCCACACCGCGTCCTCGGGATCGGGTTCGCCATAGACCCTGTCGCCGACCCGGAAGTCATAGAGGTGATGGTTCTCCCACGGCATCACCGCCTGGATGATTTCGTGCAGGGCGCGGAGGTTGGTGGTCAGGCTGACCTCGAGCTCACGCCAGATGCAGGGTTCGAGATGCAGCAGTTCGATGCGAAGGCGGGCAATCCGGTCAGTCATGGCAGGCCTGGTCGGGATGGGGCACTGGCAGGATAGAGGCGAGCCGAGATGGCGACAATCACGGACCTCCGCGCCCGCCGCGAGGCGTTGGCCGCACAGCGTGCCTCGGGCGTGGCCCGGGTCAGCTATGACGGAAAGACGGTGGATTACCGTACCGTGGCTGAGATCGACCGGGCACTCGAGGCGCTGGATCGCGAGATCGCGGCGGCCGAAGGGCGGCGGATCGTGCGGCAAGTGCGCGTCATCACGGAAAAGGGGCTCTGAGCATGGGACTGTTCGACAGGTTCCGCGGCGGGTCCATTCCCGGCCGGGCGAGCGGCAGCCCTGCAGCCGTGCGCGCTCGGCTCGAAGGGGCCATGGCGCGGCGACGGCTCAAGGGCTGGAATCCACCGCTCGAGAACATCAATGCGCTGGTGGCCTCCGGCGGTCCGCGCCTTCTGGCCCGTGCCCGCGAACTGGTTGTCACCAACGGTTATGCGGCAAACGCCTGCGAGGCCTTTGCGGCAAACCTGGTCGGCGACGGGATCAAGCCGTCCTCGTTGATCGAGGATGCGGGCCTTCGCGAGCGGGTCCAGAAGCTCTGGTTGGCATGGACGGACGAGGCCGACGCGGACGGGCTGACCGACTTCTACGGGCTGCAGGCCATGGTCGCGCGCGAAATGTTCGTGGCAGGCGAGTGTTTTGTCCGGCTGCGTCCCCGACGCGACGAAGACGGACTGATGGTGCCGCTGCAATTGCAGCTCCTGCAGTCCGAGATGCTGCCCTTCGAGAAGACCGAGACAGCCGCCAACGGCAACCGCATCCGCTGCGGGATCGAGTTCGACGGGATCGGGCGGCGGGTGGCCTATCACTTCCGCCGCTGCCATCCGGGCGACAGCACGGACCAGCGGGTGGCGGTGCCGGATACTGTCCGGGTCCTCGCCGGGGACGTTCTGCACATCTACCGGCCCATCGATGCGGGCCAGATCCGGGGCCTGCCGCATGTAGCACCCGCCATGGTGCGGCTGTTCCTGCTCGACCAGTACGATGACGCTGAACTCGACCGGAAGAAGACCGCGGCGATGTTCGCGGGCTTCATCACCAAGACCGCGCCGGAAGAGCCGATGATGGGTGAAGGCGCGGCCGATACCGAAGGTGCCGCGATTGCCAGCCTCGAGCCCGGCACGATGCAGGTCCTGCTGCCGGGAGAGGACGTGAAGTTCTCGAGCCCAGCCGATGTGGGCGGGGGCTACGAGGCGTTCCAGTATCGCACGTTGCTGGCGGTCTCAGCCTCGCTTGGTCTGCCCTATCACCTCGTCACCGGCGATGTGCGGCAGGCGAACTATTCCAGCCTTCGGGCCGAACTGGTCGAGTTTCGGCGCCGCATCGGTCAATTGCAGCATGGCGTGATTGTCCACCAGTTCTGCCGTCCGATCTGGGCGCGCTGGATGGAAACCGCGGCGCTGTCGGGCGCGCTCGATCTGCCCGGGTTCGCCGCCGCACCCGGCCGCTTCCGCGCAGCACAATGGATCCCACCGCGCTGGGACTGGGTCGATCCGCTGAAGGATATCCAGGCACAGGTCCTCGCCATGGAGGCGGGCATCACCTCGCGGCGCAAGGTGGTCGAGGCGACCGGCTACGACGTCGAGGAGATCGACCGCGAGAACGCGGCTGATGCCAAGCGGTCGGCCGATCTGGGTCTCCGCTACCGGACCAGCCCTGGCGAAACGCAAGGCGCGCGGGCCACGCCCACAAGGCTGCCCGACCCGGAAACTGACGGATCCGACACGGACGCGCAATCCGAACAGGAGTGACAGGATGAAGAATTGGTACACGATCCGCGCCCGCGGCACGGGCGCGGAAGTGCTGATCTATGACGAGATCGGCGCCTATGGCGTCAGCGCCAAGGGTTTTCTCGCGGAGCTCGGCGCACTGCCGGACGGGGTGCCGATCGATCTGCGGCTGAACAGCCCGGGCGGCTCGGTTTTCGACGCGGTGGCGATCTACAACGCCTTGCAGCGGCATGACGGCACGATCACTGCCTGGATCGACGGCGTGGCCGCCTCGGCCGCCTCCTATGTGGCCATGGCGGGTGACGAGATCGTCATGCCCGAGAATGCCTTCCTGATGATCCACGATCCTTCGGGGCTGGTCATGGGCACCGCCGCCGACATGCGCGAGATGGCCGACACGATGGACAAGATCGCGGGCGCCATGGTCCGAGGCTATGCGGCAAGGTCCGGACGCACCGAAGAGGAAATCGCGGCCCTGATGGCGGCCGAGACCTGGTTCGATGCGGCAGCGGCCCTGAAGGCCGGGCTTGCCACGCGGCTGGTGGAGCCCGTGCGGATTGCAGCCAGCTTTGACATCGCCCGGTTCCGCAACGCGCCGCCCACGCTGGCAGAAGCCATCGCCGATCCGGCTTCTGAGAGCGATCAGGACGGCAGTAAGACCGGCGACGACGCCATAGGCGACGAGGCTCCCGCGGTCCCGGGTGAACCCGAGCCTGAGCCGGGCACACCGCCGCGTCCCGCCCCTGTGGTGACCGGCTTCGATCCAACCGCCATCCGGCGTGACGCCATTGCCCATGCCCGCGCCGTGGTCGACCTCTGTCGCCTTGCCGGACAGCCGCAGATGGCCGGGCGGTACCTTGAAGAGGACGCCAGCCTCGATGCGGTGCGCAGCAGCCTTCTTGCCGCGAGGGCCGAGGCGGAGGCGCAGATCAGCCCCCATCACCCGCAACCCGGGCCCACTCCCGCTGCCCGTCCCTGGGGCGACGTGATCGCCCGCACCTTCAAGCTGAAAGGATGATCCTCAATGACCACGCTGACCGAAGGCAGACATGCGGGCGGCTTCCTCGTCTGGGAAACCTCGCGCGACTACACCCGTGAGACCGTCACCCTCACCTCCGGCGCGGGCAAGCTCGAGCCCGGCACGGTGCTGGGCAAGATCACCACAGGCGGGAAGTTCACCCAGCTTGCCCCCGCCGCGTCGAACGGCAGCCAGAACGCTGCAGGGATCCTCTGGGGCCCCGCCGACGCAACGACCGCTGATGTCGTTGCCGTCGTGGTCCTGCGTGGCCCGGCCATCGTCAACCGCAACGACCTCACCTGGCCTACAGCCGCGACGGAACCGCAGATCGCCGCCGCCACCGCGGCGCTGGCCGCACTCGGCATCCTGCTGCGCTGATCTCTTCATCGAAAGGACATCCCCATGGCGACCATGGACATCTTCGAAGGCGATGCCTTCTCGATCATCGAACTGACCCGCGCGCTGGAGAACATCCCCTTCAAGCCCGCGATCCTCTCGGGCGCGAACCTCTTCGGGCCCCGCGGCGTGCGTGCGCGCACCGTCGTGATCGAGAGCCGGGACGGCACGCTGCAGCTGATCCCCTTCTCCGAACGCGGCTCGGCCTACGAGAGCCAGGTGCCGGAACGCCGCGAGATGCGCGCCTTCGTCGTGCGTCAGTTCAAGAAACAGGACGTGCTCTGGGCCTCGGAAATCCAGGGCATCCGAGACCACGGATCGGAAACCGCCACCCAGCAGGTGCAGACCGAGGTGGCCCGCAAGCTCGGGCGGCTCAGGAACGACGCCGAGGCCACCTTCGAATTCCACCTCTTCAACGGCATCCAGGGCGTTGTGAAGGACCCGAAGGACGGGGCGACGGTGGTCAACTACTTCACCGAGTTCGGCATCACGCCCGCCACCGAGGTCGACTTCGACCTCGACAACGCGAGCCCCGCCTCGGGAGCACTCAGGAAGCGCTGCCAGGCGCTGATCGAAGGCGTGGAGGACAGCCTTGGCGGGCTGGCCGCCGGTCAGGTCCAGCTGCGCGCCGAATGCGGCTCGGCCTTCTTCGCCGATCTGGTCGCCCACAAGGAGGTGCGCGAGACCTATCTCAACACCGCAGCCGCAGCCGACCTGCGCGGCCGCGTAGGCGAGGAGGTCAGCTTCGGCGGCATCACCTTCCGCCGCTATCGGGGTGGCCTCGGCTTCGGGGTGCCGACGGACAAGGCGTATTTCTATCCCGAGGGGGTCGAGGGCCTGTTCGAGATCTACTTTGCTCCGGCCGACACCTTCGAGACGGTGAACACGCTGGGTCTGCCGCTCTACGCGCGCATGATCCCGGATCGCGACCGGGACGAATGGGTGCGCCTCGAGATCGAGAGCAATCCGCTGCCGATCTGCACCCGCCCGCAGGTGCTGCGCTCGGCGCGGCGGACGTGATGAGTGCCTACCGGGCGCGGGGGCGGTCCCAGACCATGCCGACAAGGCGTGGGTCCGGGGCGAAGCTGTCCTTCGGGAACTCGATCCCGAGGCGCGGATGCTCGCGCAGCGCCTGCGCGCCGGTGGAGCCGATCCGGATGCGCCAGGTCTGACGTTCGACCGGCTGCGGGGCGGCAAAGGCACGGCAGGTCAGAACGGCAAGGTTCGCGCCCCGGGCAGGATCGCGGACAGAGGCGTAGCGGATCACCTCGGCACCGATCGCGCGGGCCGCATCTGCCAGCGCCTGGCAGGCCGCGTATTCTGTGAGGTGGGTCCAGACAGCATGATCGGTGGCCAGTGCCCCGGCCGTCAGGTCGACCGCCACGGGCGTTGCGACCTCCGCCGAGAAGGCGGTGTATTCGGCCGCATCGTCGGGAAAGGGCGTCTCCGGGCTCTCGGCATAGAACAGGAAGCGGTAGAAGACCATTTCGGCCGCCGCCGTCTCGGGCGCCTCGGCCCCGTACCAGACGCCCGGCGTCAGTCCCGCCCGGCGAAACCGCGATCCCGCCGGATAGGGGCGATAACGGAAGGGCGTGGCCAGCAGGTAATCGAGCGCGCGGCAGTCCTCCGGCAGGGGCGGCTTCGTGGCCTCGAGGATTTCCTCGAGGGCCGCCTGTTCGGCGAGGCTGTCGACAAGCTTCAGGGTCGAGACCCGATGCTGGGCCTCGACCAACCGCCAGGCAGCGCCCGCGTAAGGCCGCGCCTCAGAGCGGAGCGCGTCTTGCGTCCAGATAGGTCGTGACATCGACAAGCCCCTGCACCTGCGCCATCCGCTCCATGGGCCGTGCCGCGAGCGCCGTGTTGGGAGAGGCCAACCACCGCCGCGCCACCGCCTCGTCGCCTCCGGTGATCGCGTCGAGCGAGCGGAAGGTCCGCACAAGGAGGGCCGCAAGCTCGAAGGGCTTCGAGCCCGGCTCAAGCAGGCTTTCGCCCCGTTTCCAGCGCGACACGGTCGCCTCGGACACACCGACGATTTCGGCCAGTTGTCGGCCCGAAAGGCCAAGCCGGTCTGCCGCCCGCAGCGCAGCCTTGGTCAGCACGGCACCAGCCTCGGGGTTTCGGGCGATCTGATGGGAAAGGGTCATGACTTTCTCCTGTCTGAGGAAAACATAGTATCACTTCCTTTCTGAGGAAAGAGGAAACATGCAGAACGCCCTCTCCGCCGCGCTTGCGGCACTCTTCGCCGATCCGAACATCGGCCGGGACGCCGTCTACATCGCCGATGGCGGCGCGCCCGTTCTGGTGCGCATCGTCGCCCGGCGCGCTGACACGGTCACCGACTTCGGCGATGCGCGGCTCTGGTCCGAGGCCACCCGGATCGACCTGCGCGTCGCCGAGGTGCCCGCCCCGCGCCCCGGCGACCGGATCGAGATCGACGGCGACGCCTTCCTCATTCAGGGCGAGCCCGTCCGTGATCGTGAACGGCTGGTCTGGACCGTGGACCTGCGCTCGGCGTGACCGCGATGAAGCTGAAGCTCGACATCGATCCCGACATCGTCGCGATGATGGCGGCCGAGGTCGCGGCGGGCGAGCGGGCCGTGTCGGCCGCGATCCGCGAGGCCGGGACAGGGCTGAAGGCCGCATGGCGGCTGCAGATCACCGGCGCGGGCCTCGGGCCCCGGCTCGCCCGCACCATCCGGTCGGAGCAGTTCCCCAAGGCCACGCCGAGCCTGAACGCCGCCGCCGTGGTCTGGTCCAACGCCCCGGTCATCGTGGGCGCACACGATACCGGCCCGCTGATCCGCTCGAAGAGCGGCTTCTGGCTGGCTATCCCCACACCCGCTGCAGGCAAGTCCCTGCGCGGCGGCAGGATCACCCCCGGCGAATGGGAACGCCGCACCGGACTGCGCCTGCGGTTCATCTATCGCCGCCGGGGATCGAGCCTTCTGGTGGTCGAGGGGCGGTTGAACACGAAGGGCCGCGCCGTGGCATCAAAGTCGAAAACCGGCCGGGGCCTCGTGACCGCGCCGATCTTCCTGCTGGTGCCGCAGGTCAAGCTGCCGAAGCGGCTGGACCTCGCGCGGGACGCGGAGCGGGCGCATGACGCCGTGCCGGGGTTGATCGTGGCGAACTGGGTGGAGGGGCGAACCGGATGATCACGCGCGCGCGGCAGCGCGCCCATCGTCGCGCGCGGCACGACGGCGGCGGCGCGGCTCCTCGGTTTCGCCCAGCCCCTCGATTGCCACCGGCGCCTTGCCGGGAAACTCGACCATCAGCTTGAGGGAGCCGCCCATCGCGCGCACGTAGCTTGAAAGGGTCGACAGGAGCAGATCGCTCTGGCGCTCGTACTTCGCGACGGTCGCCTGCTGGATGCCGAGGGTTTCGGCCAGCTGGACTTGCGTCAGGTCCTTGGCTTTCCGCAATTCCTGCAGCGTCAGGTATTCGGTGTGGAGGCGGTCGGCATCGGCCTCAATGCCCGTGCGACGGGCCGCATCGAGCGTGGCCAGCTTGTCCTTCAGGGTCCGTGCCATGGTCCTCATCCTTTCCGTTTGGTCAGATGGCGGTCGAACCGCTCATCGGCCCGCGCGATCAGCTGCTTGTAGAAGCGCTTCTCGCTCACGCCCGACTTATCCCCGCCGACGAGCAGGATCGCCTGCCGGTCGGGATCGAATGCGAAGGCGATGCGCCACACGCTGTCGGCGGCGTTGCAGCGCAATTCCTTCATGTTCGCATGCTTCGACCCGGTCAGGGTATCGGCATGCGGCCGTCCAAGTGTCGGCCCCTCGCGTTCCAGAAGGAGCGCGCGGGCCAGGATCGCGTCCTGCACCTCCTGCGGAAGTGCGTCGAACTCCGGTTCGAACTCCTCGGCAAACGAAACGGTCCACGGCATGCGATCCTCATGTCTTGGAAGCTATATAGCCGCGAGGCACTAATTTAGCAACAACAGCCCGAGCAGAACGATGCCCACCCCTCGCGAAACCATCCTCGCCGCGCTGCACGCGGGGCTCTCGGCGCTGCCCGCCACAGCCCTGCGCGGTGACGTGTTGCCCGAACGCGTGCCTGCCGCTGGCCTCCTGATCCTGCGCGACGGCGAGCCCGGGGAGCCCGAGGTGACGCTGTCGCCGCTGCGGTACCACTACCAGCACCGGGCCGAGATCGAAGCGGTTGTGCAGGGAGCAGCCCGCGACGCTGCCTTCGACACCCTCTGTGCCAGCATCGGCGGGGCGATTGCCGCCGACCGCACGCTCGGCGGGCTCTGCGACTGGGTCGAGGCGGAAGCGCCGCGCCCAGTCGATCTGCCTGTCGAGGGCGCTGCGAGCCTGAAGGCGGCGGTGATCCCGGTCGTCTTGCACTACACCACGGCCGATCCGCTGGCCTGACCCCACTCACAACAGGAGAACACAATGGCACGAGCCCATGGGGCGCGGGCGCAGATGGCGCTTGCGTTCGAGACCGTCTATGGCACCGCGCCCGCTTCGGGCTATCGCACGGTGCCTTTCGCCAGCACCACGCTCGGCTCCGAACAGCCGCTGATCGCCTCGGAGCTGCTGGGTCAGGGGCGCGATCCGCTTGCCCCGATCAAGGACGCGGTCACGGCCGATGGCGATGTCGTCGTGCCGATCGACGTCGAGAACTTCGGGCTCTGGCTGAAGGCGGCCTTCGGTCAGCCGACGACCACCGGCACGACGCCGAAGACCCACACCTTCCAGTCCGGCAACTGGACACTGCCGAGCATGGCCGTCGAGACCGCGATGCCCGAAGTGCCGCGCTATGCGATGTACACCGGCTGCGTCTGTGATCAGCTGTCGTGGCAGATGGCCCGGTCGGGGCTCCTGACCGCTACAGCGCGGCTGGTTGCGCAGGGCGAGAACGTCGCCGCCGCCACGGCCGCGGGCACGCCCACCTCGCTGGCGCTGCAGCGGTTTGGCCATTTCAACGGTGCGATCACGCGGAATGGCACGCCGCTCGGCAACGTCATCTCGGCCGAGGTTACCTATTCCAACGGGCTGGATCGGATCGAGACCATCCGCTCGGACGGCCGGATCGAGGGTGCCGATCCCGGCATGGCGGCGCTGACCGGTCGGGTCGAGGTACGTTTCGCCGACACCACGCTGATCACGCAGGCCATCGACGGCACGCCCTGCGAACTGGTCTTCGCCTGGAGCCTCGGCGCGAACGCCAGTTTCACCTTCACCGCCCATGCCGTCTATCTGCCACGCCCCCGGATCGAGATCCCGGGCCCGCAGGGCATCCAGGCCACCTTCGACTGGCAAGCGGCCAAGGCCACCAGCCCCGCCCGGATGTGCACCGCCGTTCTCGTCAACACCGTCGCAACCTATTGAGAAGGCCCGCCATGCTGACCCTCGACCTCACCAACGCGCCGCAGTGGTACGACCTCATCCCCGGCGTGCGTGTCAAGCTGCGCCCGCTGACCACGGCCTTGATGGTGTCCGCCCGCGGCGATCCCGCGATTGTCGATCTGCCCGAGGGGGCGGCGACCGAGGAAGCGGCGCTCGCCATGGCCAAGGCGCTGGCGCGGCGCGCGATCATCGGCTGGGAGGGGATTGGCGATGCCGATGGCAACCCCATCGATCCAAGCCCCGAGGCCATCGACGCGCTTCTCGACCTCTGGCCTTCCTTCGAGGCGTTCCAGACCCACTACGTCGCGAAGGCCCTCCTGCTGGATGCAGAAAAAAACGGCTCTGCGCCCTTGCCGACTGGTCCTTCGGTGGTGGCGAAGGCTACTGCACGGCCTGTGCAGGAGCCTGTCCCGACTGCCCCGCAAGTCTGAACCAGCCGCTGACGCTCGAAGGCGCGCAGGCCTGGGACCTGGCGCAGCGCCTTGGGGGGCAGCTGCGCGTCATCCCCGGCGCGGTGATCGGCTGGGACATGGGCGCGGCGCTTGCCTTGGGCT